ATCACCTTTTATTTTATCTTTAATAGCTTTTCTAAGATTTTCAGATGCGTTATCTGGATCTCCAAAGTTTACTCCGAGGTAGTTACCAATGGCTTGCGTAGATAAATTAGCGTTGGCAAAAACTTCAGGAATACTAAACACACTAGTAGCTCTATTATAGTCATCAAATTCGCCACGTTTATACCTATTTTGAAGCATTTCCTGGTTTACTTCTTCAAGACCTTCTAATAAACTACTGTTTATTCTCCATTTAGCCGCATTTGTTAAATATTTTAATGTGGTATTTGTTTTAAGTGCAAGTTTAGGCATATCTTTGGCCAATATCTTTTTTGTCACCTTCGATATACCCTAATCAATCGCTCCTTGAAGTGTGTATGCATTTTCACGAATCATTCTATCTGCAAACGCCTTACCGATACCATTTTCTACATTTCTGGTAATAGTATTGTTTACAAGACTTTTACCGTATGTTTTCAATGCACTACCAGCATAACTCATAACGGGAAGGGCTTCAAGATAATCTAAAATCGCTAATGAGTTATTAGCATTTATTAATTTATCTATACCTCTACGAGCATTAATTTTTTCAGCTTCAAATACTTTATCGCCAGTGTTTACATTATAAGCAATACCGGCTTTAATAAGCTATTGTAAATCTAATTTTTCTGTATTAATTCCTCTATTTTTTAGCGCTTCGTTGATTGATGATACAACCTTTTCCATATCCGCGCCATTCTACATAGAATTTTCCATTACTCTATCAGCCATACCTTGTATAGCTTCGAGTTTTGTTTCATCACGCCTTGAATTGATGGCAGCATTAGCTCCAATGGCTACAGACGCTGTCTACAGCGCTAAATCAGATTTGGGAATGATCCTACTTAATGCTTTCAATCCTTTTCCTGCGCCACCCCCAGCCCATGTAGGCAATTGCATAGACACCCATCTTAGTGTAGCATCAGCACCCATTGCCTTTAATTGATGGCTATATAAACCAACACTTGATGCCATTTCAATTGATGTATAGAACGGGTGCAGAATCAGATTATCATTATGTTCTTGCTGTTCTTTCTTGAATTGTTCTGGTATATTTGGGTTATACACTTGGACTCTACCAAAGTTTGGATTTAACTTTAAACCAAACACATCAAATCTACCACCGAGTCGCATCTTACCGTCAGCAAGCATTTGTGTATGATCTTTCAAATCAGCCTCATACTCACTCTTAAGTCTTAAATCTTCTTTCTCCCAATTTTCAATGTCAGAAACATCTATATTTTGGTTTGTCGAATTACTGCGATTTAATACGCTACCAACGTACATTTGTCTGAGCAGTCTACTGTTTAAACTACCATCTTCTTGTGCATTCTTTACAAAATCAGCTGTTTTTATACCTTTACCCCAATCTTGTCCTAAAGCTGCACCCAGTCCCTGTCTAACAGTCTATAATGCCCAGTTAATTGTACCACCAGCAGCAGTAAGTCCAGCTTTAATCGGCTCAATTAAATTCTTACCGGTAGCCACCACATTGTCCCAAAAGTTTCCATTGTATTGGCGAATATTCATATCCGCGTCATCTTTTGCAAACTTAAAATTGATGTATGCTTTATCAAGAGCGTCAACACGATCTGAACTAAACATATGCTTCGCAATAGCATCATGTTTGCGACCTTCGGTTAAAAAGTATTTATCATACTGTTTTATCTGGTTTTCAATTTCTGATATTTGTGCATCAAGCCTTTGGGCATACGGACTACTCGTATTGGTAAATGTTGATACTATATAGTTTTGGTCTTGTGTTACATCAAAACTTGATGGTAATTTTCTCCTCTGCTCTTTTAATTGCTGCAATTTGTCGTGTAATACATAATATTGTTTAATTGTATTAATATCATCTAATTCACTCTATACAGCATTTATATTAGCATTGTCACTATCGACATTTTGTTCAGTGATTAGATTCATGAACATGTTCCAGCTGTTTTTTACGTTGTTAAAAACGCCAACAGGATTTACATTCTCATTTACCCAATCACCAAATGATTTGCTTTCTTTTTCAGGTTTTGTAGGTTCTTTTGGAACACCATAAGAGTTTTCCAATTCAACCTAATCCATACTAGGGTCACGCATACCGTTATCGTATGGTGTTGATAACGGTGCTGCGTTTTGCCTTATTATTCTACCAAGATTTCTAAGTCTGTCTAGATTTGCCCTACCTTCCTCGGAAATGATTAATTGTTTCTTAGATTTCTTTGCCATGATTATTTTCTATTCATTGATTCTGCGTAACGTGTCAATCTGTACGGTTCAGCGTCCTTCTTTCCATACAACTCATTGTCATACTCCATATCAGTATTAGCGTCACTATATCCAAACTGATTCATTCTAGTTCTCGTTACAGGAATATGTACATATTCGATATTTGACCACTTTTGTTTACCATCTGATACTATTCTTCCATCTTTAGTATATAAATCAAGACCTAAAGCTTTAGCAACAGAATTTATATCCCATTCGCTTGGGTCTTTATATTCTGCAAGAAGTTTTGCAGGAATACTTATTTTTCCATTGATATCAACAACCTGTTTACCACCTCTTGTCGGTATAGATGCAGTTGTTACATTTTTATTAACAATATAGCCAGTAATGTTATTGTCTTGCAGCCATTTAGCGAACTTATATTTTTCGCTATTTTTATCCACTTTGTATCCAGCAACATTTAATTTTCTAATTGGTGTATAAACAACGTTTCCATCGCCCATACTTACTGGATAATATTTACCGTATCCACCAGGATACTGTACCATCTCGCTCTGACCTGCTAATTCGCGTTGAGCTCTATTTCCATCAGCACCAGGTGTTGTTGGGATGACAAACTTATTATAATACTGAGAAGCTCGTTTTGTAGATTCTGTTTCTGATACAACCTTCTCATGTCCCTGAGATACTCGCCAAATTTGCTTTGCTAAAACTGGACTGGCTCTCAGACCGTCTTTGGTTTCTTGGAATACCCCATTTTTAAGAGCTTTATTAACGCCTTCTTTACCAACTCTTATCCAATAATTAGCAATTCTTCTAGCATAACCTCTTGACTTTTGACCAGTAGCACTAGGAGCACGTAATTTTTCTTCCTATTGCCAATATCTGACAATTTGATTTATGGTGTTTGTAAAGTTAACATTATCGAGTGTTCTGTCGCCATTAATACCAATATCTTGATTATATTTAGATTGTGACCCATAAATTTTTTGTTGCATCCAAGATGGTAATGCAGGTGGCTTGTTTGCATCTTGTTCATCTTGTCTAAGTTTTCTTGCTGTATTTAATTTAAGACTTTCTTCAAAAGCAGCTAAATCATATGCATTCGGTTTTCTAGTAGTTTGTAGTTTTTCAGCATTTGCGTTACGAATATTTGTAAACAACTGCTTCTATATAGCGTCATCTGTAATATTTTTAACACCAGCATTTTCAAGCTAACGCCTAGCTAATTCGTATTGATATTTACCAGCAACTGAATTTAAGAAGTCAGGAATGTTTGATCTCATAGTACGGTCTATTTCAGAGTCTCTAATACCATAATAATCATGCCCTGCTTTCTTATACAAGAATGATGGCTCTAATTGATCAAACCATGGAGATGTCATTTCATTAAGACCTCTATATGGTGATGGAGATGTTCTAGTAAATGTACCATCATTTAGTGTATCCCATCCTTCCATTGTTTTGCCACCCATAACGATTTTTTCATACTCTGGGTTCCACTTATCTTCAGCCATAAGTTTTGCGCGCATTTTTTGATATTCGTTGGCAGTAATTGCAGATTGTCTTAATTTATTAATGTCGCCAATCGGCATGTTATTAGCAAATCGCTACATCATTGCTCTACCTTCAGCAGAACGTGCTAAATCAATACCTTTATCATATGCATCATTTATAAAATTTCTAGTAGCACCGATAACATTTTTGTTATACCAATCCATGTCTTTTTGAATTGGGCTCAAGAAATCTCCATATTCTTTTTTGAATTCTTTTACCTACTCTTGACCTTTATTATACATATCTCTGGCTGCATTTATGGAAGCCATCATTATCTGTGTATCATAAAGATCTCGAGTAGGTAATTGAATCCACTAATCTTTTGCGTATATCATATTATTATCGTTTAAGTCCTGCCAAATATTCTCTATAACCTCTTGGAAATGCCCAATTGTTTTGTAGTATTGGTGCAGTATATATATTATTTCTCAACGATCCAACATATGGAGTTGTAGTGTTTTTATTTTTCTTTTTAAATGCGCCGAAAAGATTTCGTAAATTAAACTCATCGTTATATACATCGTCTGTATATAATTTCAATGTAGAATTATATTGGTCACGTTTAAATTCGTTTGCATTATACTGCTGCAATTGATCTAACATATTACGCATACCCATCTGTATACCTTGTTGCCTTGCTGCATGTGAAGATGCTGCATAATCCTCATTATATGCATTTGCTTGCTGTCTACGCTGAGCTTTTGTGTTTCCTTCAGATAACAACGCATTAGCGTATTGTGTACGATATTGCGAATCTTGCTGTTGAGCTTTATATAATGCATCTGTTATATCTGCATTAGATTGTAACCCTGTCGCAACATTTGCTAAATATTTCTATGCGCCAGATAATCCACCAGATCTATTAATAAAATATCTACTGCGAGCGTCATTATCATATATTTGTCGTAAAATAGGATATGGATTAGATTTTAATCCAGCTAATGTTGCTAATGCAGTATTTGTATAAGGATTTTCTGCATATATATCTGGTGTACGAATCGATTGATTCTTAGCGTCTAACATCTGATTCAGGCTTTCTAACATTCCAATTCCAGATGTAACAGCATTTCCCCAACCATTAGCACCAAACTTATAGCCAGGAAGCATATCTTTTCCAAATCTATAATTATAAGTCTATTGTCGTTTCATCATTTCATGTTGTTTTGCCTGTTGTTCAGATAAATCTTTTAACTTTTGAACAATAGGTTCTTTTAGTTTGTTAACTTCATATTGCTGAGTATCATCACTTTCTTTACCGATAATACCCCTTAATTTATTTAACTTAGAATTTGTTCGGGTTTCAAACTTCTTATTTATATCTTCTAATGCTTTTGTATATGGTAAAGCTTGATCTCTAAACGTAGCTCCATTTCTCCAGTCTTCATCAGAACCTAAAACTATTGTACCTTTATCAAGGTTGGCATAATTAGTATCTTTGTTTAATTTACCTTCCTTAACAATGTGTCCTGTTGTTTTGGATACATCATCTATATTATCTATAATACTTTCACCAGCTGCTACTCTAGCATTTGGTTGTGTTACTACTTTTCCAACAGATGTGTATGATTCAACTGAGTATGGAATACCAGATGTATAAGAACCAGAATCTTTTCCTTTCTTTGCGTACATTATATCGTCTTGTGTATCCTCATGGCTTTGATTATAGTTCTGAGTTAAATAATCAGTATGTGCGGATGTACGATTAAAATTATTAATCTAATGTATGCGTTCCCTGGCATCATATAATCTTCGTCTAAGATGTCTTTGTCTATGACTACTACCAAACATACCGGTCACTAAACCAGCAACTGCTCCAACAGCACCTCCAATCACAGTACCAACACCTGGCCATATAGAACCTACAGCACTACCTAATGCCGCTCCAGTACCCATTGTTTTTAATGTATTACCACGATTCTGTTTTTCAAGTTGTTTAACCTCATCACTTTCATTTATATCGTTTTGGGCAGTATAATTAAAACCAGCACCTGCTTGATTTCTAATACCAGCTCTTTGTAGTAATTCATTCTATTCAGATACCTCACTAAATGAATTCATCACATCACCAGTGAATGCCACAGCACTTGTTGCTATATTTCCACCTTTTGACAATGTCATTCCACCAGACTGTGCTCGAGGCAGCTGCTGATTATAATAGTTCATTGTAGATTGTGGTAAAGGCCTAGCTGTAATATCAGGCATACCAATATATTGTCCATATGGTAAAAATCTATACTATGGAGCTAAATGTGCATTTGGGTCTTGCATCATACCGTCTTTTCCGATATCATACTTAGGCAGTGACTATTTTATTTTTCTTTTATTGTTTCGTTTTAACTACATGATATTCTATATTTAGTCATTATGTATTGTAGTGACATGTCTTTTGTAGCATCTGTGTGTACAAGTTTACATTGCATATATTTACCCCTCATACGATCTCCGTATACACTATTTTTGTTCCTAGGTATTGCAAACCTATAGTCACCTTCGCGATCTGTAATTTGATCTCCGCTTAATATATTAGAACTCTAGTTTAAAGGCGTATCGTAATGTGCTAATATAGCGTCTTTATTTATGTTAGTAGCTCCAAAGTACTAATTATCAAATGTTTTTACAATTTGTGAATTTGGATTTACTACATAATCAACCATTACTGCTATACTATTTTTATCAAATAATGATGATGCAACATTTGGTGCTTTTATGTTCCACTGATATATTTGATTCTATACAGTAAGATATTGTGAATTCTTAAACTATATATGAGACGTCGGCCTAATTTCATATTCAGAAATAAAACTCTATGTATGTTCGTTGTAGGTTAATGAATCACCATCTTTTACATTGAATACAGCTTCATTGTAGAGTTTATCAAAAAATAGTGTAGGTTGAATGTTTAATGCGCCGTTACCTTGATCATAGTTTAAGGCATTTTGAATATTTTTTACTTTAGATAAGTTTAAAACACTCTATCCGCCTGAATAAGCCATTAATTCTCTCCTATCATAATCAAACCAATATAATGTACTTTCTGACTGTGTATCAGCAAATTGATTCTTTTTCATACCATTAGTTGTAG